GTAATTATTCAAAAAATTCAAGCAAATACTGGCAGTACTGATTGTGCAATTCGTGTTGCAAAACATTCTAATGGTAGAAGTATTAATGCAACAGGAACAATTAATGCGAGCGGTGCTGACTATGCAGAATATATGCACAAATGTGGAGATTTTACTATTGAAAAGGGAGATATTTGTGGAATAAATTCAGATGGTCTTTTAACTAATGTATATGATGATTCTATTTCATTTGTAATCAAATCAACAGATCCATCTTATGTTGGTGGAGATACATGGAATATTGAACCAAAACCAAAAGATGAAAGTGGCAATGAAATGCAACCAAAAGAAATTAAAATTCTTAAACCAAATGCAGTTGGAATTACGACATTAAAAAGTAACATTATTGGATCTGGTCGTACAGAATTTGACGATGATGATTACTACACATATTATGAGAGTGACCAATATGATATAACATATGAAAACCCACCAGAATTAGACGAATGGTACAAAAAATTTGAAGAAAAGAGAATTAACGTTGATAGAATTTCTTTTTCTGGTCAAGTTCCTATTAATGGAATTTTAAATGGACTTCCTGGACAATATATTATCCCAATAAAAAATTCTGATGGAAGTATTGGAGGAATTGCTAAAAATGAAGATGATTTAACTTTTTCCGAGTATAAAAAATCTATTGCAAAAATTATAAAAATACAAGATGATGGTAGACCATATGTCATAGTAAAAGTTGCATAAATTTCCAATGAAAACTTATAAAGAGTTTCAAGAAGAGTGGAGCAATAAATATAAAAGAAGTATTGATTGCTCCAACCCAAAAGGTTTTTCTCAAAAAGCACATTGTGCTGCGAGAAAGAAAAGAGCAAAAGGTGAAGAAACTAAATCAAAACCAGTTGAATGAAGTATCCAAAGTTCTCACATAAAACTCCGCATTTAAAGGGAAAGCAACATCAGTTGGATCCCAATCTTGATCTAAAACAATTAGTTCATCACTCAACAGTTCAATATGTTGATCGTGATGCAGATGGAGATGTGGATGTTTATGACACTAAAAAGAAAGGCACTCCTGACGAAAATCCAGTCGGAGATGTTGGATCAGCTTCAAAAAAACTAATTGCAAAGCAAAAAGGAGAATTAAAGCACACCAAAAGAGGTATTGCTTATGAAGATCTCCGAAAATGGTTTGGTAAAGGTGGAGAAGGTGGAGTTGGTGGCGGTGGATGGGATAGATATAATACAAAAGGAGAACGTATTGGTAAGTGTGCCAGAGAACCTGGCGAACCAAAACCAAAATGCTTGTCCAAAGAAAAAGCAGCAAAGATGTCAAAAGATGACATTGCTGCCGCAGTAAGAAGAAAGAGAGCATCGGATCCAGTTGCTGACAGACCAGGAAAAGGAGGAAAACCAGTTATGGTTTCAAATAAGATTAAAGAGGCAAAAGAAGAGCAAAGATTCTGCCCACTCTGCAACAAAATGGAAGGCAGATCCGAATGTTCTTTTGGTGGAGACCTCTGGGATGCTCTTGCAATCAAAAGTGTAAATGAAGCAAAGAAGTCTGAACAAGATCACGAGCAGTCGATGATTCGTTCAGAACTTGCAACAATTAAGAGTGCAGTTCGTCGCCTTCAAAAGAAGATGAAAGGCGAAGGTAATGTTGAGGCATGGGTTCAATCAAAAATTACAAAAGCAGCAGATTATATTGATACCGCAGCAGATTATATTGAAAGTGGTGAACATAATGTAGAAGAAGCAAAAACGGATCCTTGCTGGGATGGATATAAGCAAGTTGGAATGAAGAAAAAAGGTGAAAAAATGGTTCCTAATTGTGTGAAGGAATCTGACCTTTCAATTTCTGAAAAGATTCTTCTGGAAATGGAAGCAGAGGTTCTAAATGAAAAGAACGTTCCAACAAATCCAGCACTCTGGTCTAAGATGAAGTCGAGAGCAAAAGCAAAGTTTGATGTTTATCCTTCTGCTTATGCAAATGGTTGGGCTGCAAAGGAGTATAAGAAAGCGGGTGGTGGTTGGAAAACTCAAAAAGAAGAAGTTCAAATTACTGATGCTGATGGAAACTTGGCATATGAAGTTATCGATCTGATCAAACCAGAACCACTGGTCAAACCAGAAAAAGTTGAAATTGAAGAAGCAGTCAGACTTCCTGCTAAAAATGGAAACCTTATTATGGTAATTCTGACATGGAGAGGAAAAACAATTTCAACAAAGATGTTCTTCCCTCAAACAACTCTTCCAAAAAGAAGAGAAGTTGAAGCAGAAGTACAAAAGATCTATCCAGATTCAAAAGTTGCATATTTTTCAGTATCAAAAGTAGAACCAGGTGAACCAATCGTACAAGTTACAACCGAAGATTGGCAAAAGGTAAACAAGTCAGATAAGACTGACGGAATGAGTCAGAAAGCAGTTAATGCTTATCGTCGCGAAAACCCAGGTTCAAAACTCAAAACCGCAGTGACAGAAAAAGATCCTGGTCCTGGTAGATCAAAGCGCAGGAAATCATTCTGTGCTCGTTCAAAGGGTCAGCAAGACATGCACAACATTGATTGCTCAAAAGACCCAGACAAAGCAATCTGTAAAGCACGTCGTCGTTGGAGATGCTGATCGATGAAAACGTTCAATCATTTTTTAGAAGACTGCAACAAATCAATTTCCAAATATCTTTCTGAGGATGTAAATATCTCAGGAAATGCTTCTGTTGGAACTATTGTAATTGGTGGATCTCCACAACAAAGACAAGTTGGAGAACAATTCTTCGCTGATATTGTTTGGGATGGTCAACTTCATAGACTCGAAATGTTTAATGAAGCAGATTCACTTCCATCCAGAGAAGAACTGACAGAAAAGATTCAGAGTAGATATCCTGGTGCAATTGTTCATCAGGTTTATCCTGCACAGCAGGATGGGGATACGATTAAAATTGGAACTGCAAAACGTTACCACCCGTCAAAACTAGATTGGATTTAAAAAAAGATTATGGCTCAGTGGAATAAAAATAATCAAGATTATCTAAACCAAGAGAGAACATTATTTGAAGTTTTCATGTGTGCCGATAGATACGGCAACATTGGAAACTGTGGAGTATCAACAGGAGTCTCTGGTGGAGGATATGATGCTTTTGGAAGAATGCGTGTATCTGAACCATACACTCTTGCAGACTATTCTCACATCTATGGTGAAGAAGTTGAACTATTAACTAAAACAGTTGGTGCTGGATCAACAACTGTTGTAAATCCAAATACAGCATCCATCGGACTCATCGTGGGTGTTGGTTCAACTTCACAAGTGATACATCAATCCAGAATGTATCACCACTACATGCCTGGTAAATCTCAATTTGCTATGGCAAGTTTTAACTTTATTGATTACAGAGAAAATACAACTAAAAAAGTTGGATACTTCGACGATAGAAACGGAGTATTTTTACAGCAAGAGGGTAATGGAACTGTTTCTATCGTCAGAAGATCTTATACAACTGGTATCACAAGTGATTTGATTATCAATCAGTCCGATTGGAACTTAGATACTATGGATGGAAATGGACCAACTGAAATATTAGCAGATTGGACAAAAACTCACTTGTTTATCACAGATTATCAGTGGTTAGGTGTTGGAAGACTTAGATGTGGATTAGTTCTAGATGGAATTAATTTTTATTTCCACGAATTTAAACATGCAAACGTTGAAGAACATGCCTATTGGAGCCTACCTTCTCTTCCAATTCGCTGTGAAGTTGCAAATACTGGCACTGCTGTTGGCATCACATCGATGGAACAGATTTGTGCCACTGTAATGAGTGAAGGTGGATATGTTGAGACTGGTGTTGAGTTTGGTGCCTTTAATGGTCCAATATCATTCTCAAACTCTTCTGGTGCAACTGCGAGACAATGTGTCATGGCAATTCGTTGCAAGAACACATTTAAGGGACTTCCTAATAGAACAACAGTAAGAGTAACTGATATTGAATGTTTGAGTGATGCTACAAATTGCAGAATTGAAGTTTGGAGATTACCTAGCAATAGTAATATTACTGGTGGAAGTTGGGTAAGTGCCGATGATGATTCGGCAGTAGAATACAATGTTGGAATAACTACTAACTTTACAACAACTGGTGGAGATTTGAGACAAGCATCTTTGATTGCTGCAAACAATCCATCAGGTAAACAAGCATCTGCTAGTGTTTCATTCAATCCAACCACAGCTAGAAGATCTTATATTGCTCAGAATATTGATTCAAATGATAGTAATATTTTTGCTGTTATTGTGAATAACTTAGACACTAATACAACAACAGATGTCTTTAATACTATTCAGTGGAGAGAAACAAGATAACTCTTAAAGCTTAGCTATATCTCATCTATCAACCCTAACAAAGGTATTCTAATTGTGTTTTGATTTCTTGTCAATTGTCAGCATATAAGTATTAAATTTTACAACATTGTTGTTGACATGTTAGTATAGTCTATATACATTAAGGTCCTACTTTTAGTAGACCTTTTCAATGGAGACCACAATGGATTCTGCCTTAATTGGTTTTTATGTTACTCTCCTTATTATCGGGTTACTCTTCGCGTATGGTGGATACGAAAGCACCATGCGCCTTTTTTCGTATGTAGATCTAAACATTCGTTATACCTGGATTAAAATTCAGATGTTTTTCATGAAGAGAAAGCTCGAAAAACAACTGGATATTGCCAGATCATCATTCAAAAAAGAAATAGAGGAACTTGCAAATGGAAAATGAAAGAGAACTTTCAGACTTTAAACTGCAACGTCATGAATGTCCTAAGTGTAAAGCAGTTTGGATCAATGGTGAGCATAGATGGACTGGAACTGGTAAACCAGGTTCAGAATTAGATCTAGCAGGACTTGTGTGTAATAAGTATGGTGATGATACTTGCATTAATCCCAGAAGAGGTGAAGGTGGGGGAGACACCTGGGAGTATCGCAGAGGATTTGTTGATGGAGCGATAGAAGAGAAGAAAAAAATGCTAGATAAAATGAAAGACGTAATGTAATTTTATGCCAAGAGGAATACTGACGAAAGTCGATATAATAAACAAAGTTTATCGATTGAAAAACGATTTGAATAACAACTCTGGAAGATTTTATAATTTTTCTCCTGAAAAGAGAGATGGTGCAAATTTGGCGTTGAATGAAGTTTTGGATGCAATCAACGAATTTTACCAATAATGCTTCACGCACTTCAACCACATTCAAACTTGGGTGATCCTACTTGGAGCGTTATTATACTTCTAGTGTGTGGATTGTGTTTCACACTATACTGTGTTGCATATATATTAATCATGGCATACGAGGAGATGCAGCATGGCCAAGTCCGCGAACAAGGGCAAGAAAGGTCAATCGAAGCAGAATCAAGGGAACGCGACTGCGAAGAAGGCTAAAAACGGCGGTAAGAAAAAATGACAGAGGAAAAAGATCCTTATGTTTACCGCATTCGTTCAGTTCATAAAGTTGTAGATGGTGATACTATTGACGCTGATATTGATCTTGGTTTTGATATTTCTCTTACTAAAAGAATTCGTTTGGCTGGTATTGATACACCCGAAAGTCGCACAAGAGACCAAGAAGAAAAGAAACTTGGTTTGGAAGCGAAAGAGTGGTTGAAGTCACATCTTAAAGATGCTGAAAACATTATTATTCGCACAGAAAAACCAGATTCGACTGAAAAGTATGGTAGAATTATTGGTTACTTGTATGTAAATGGTGAGGAAACATCTTTAAACTCTCAGATGATCACCGAAGGATATGCTTGGGAGTATGATGGTGGAACTAAACAAAAAGACTTTGACTCTCTATTGCAGAGGAGAATAGATAATTAACAAAAGGTACTGATTATGTCTGATGTATATCTTGGCAATCCTAATTTAAAAAAGGCAAATACTCCGATTGAATTCAGTATTAGCAATATTGAAGAGTTCATCAAGTGTAAAGATGATCCTGTTTACTTTGCAAAAAATTATGTAAAGATTGTCTCACTTGATGAGGGATTGACTCAGTTTGAACCTTATCATTTCCAAGAAAAGTTAATCAATAATTTCCACAATAACAGATTCAATATCTGCAAGATGCCACGACAGACTGGTAAATCTACCACTGTTGTGTCTTATCTTTTACACTATGCAATTTTTAATGATAGTGTTAACATTGGTATTCTTGCTAACAAGGCATCTACTGCAAGAGAATTGCTTGCTAGGTTAGCAACTGCTTACGAAAACTTGCCAAAGTGGATGCAGCAAGGTATCCTTGTATGGAACAAAGGAAACATCGAACTGGAAAATGGCAGTAAGATATTGGCAGCTTCTACATCTGCGAGTGCTGTCCGAGGCATGTCGTTTAATATCCTCTTCCTCGACGAGTTCGCTTTCGTTCCAAACCATATTGCAGACTCGTTCTTTGCATCTGTTTATCCTACTATTACTTCTGGCAAAAGCACAAAAGTCATCATAGTTTCAACGCCACATGGTATGAATCACTTCTACCGTATGTGGCATGATGCGGAGAAAGGATCTAATGAGTATATTCCAACCGATGTTCATTGGACTGAGGTTCCTGGAAGAGATGAAGAGTGGAAGAGACAAACAATTGCAAACACTTCCGAGCAGCAGTTCAAGGTTGAGTTTGAGTGTGAGTTTCTGGGATCTGTCGATACTCTAATCTCACCAAGTAAACTTAGAAATTTAGTTTACGATAATCCAGTAACTAAAAGTGCGGGATTGGATGTTTACATTGATCCAATTCGAAATCATGACTATATTATTACAGTTGACGTTGCAAGAGGCGTTGGAATTGACTATTCTGCCTTCGTTGTGACGGATATTACGTCATTTCCTCATAGGGTTGTTGCAAAGTACAGAAATAATGAAATCAAACCGATGCTCTTTCCAAATGTAATCTGGGAAGTTGCAAGAAGTTATAACAGTGCTTATGTTCTGTGCGAAGTCAACGATGTTGGAGATCAAGTAGCTTCGATTCTACAATATGACTTAGAATACCAGAATCTTTTGATGTGCTCAATGCGTGGTCGGGCTGGTCAAATTGTTGGTCAAGGATTTTCTGGAAAGAAGACTCAACTTGGAGTCAAAATGTCCAAGACCGTGAAAAAAGTTGGTGCTCTTAATTTAAAAACAATGATCGAAGAGGATAAACTCTTTATCAACGACTATGAGATTATTTCCGAACTGACCACTTTTATTCAAAAGAATAATTCATTTGAAGCGGAGGACGGATGCAATGATGACTTGGCAATGTGTCTGGTCATATATGCTTGGTTAGTTGCTCAGGATTATTTTAAAGAACTTACCGATCAAGATGTAAGAAAGAGAATTTACGAAGATCAAAAGAATCAAATTGAACAAGACATGGCTCCATTTGGTTTTATTTCTGATGGTCTCGATTCTGAAAGCTTTATAGATAAAGATGGTGATAGGTGGTATGTGGATGAATATGGTGATCGTGCTTATATGTGGGAGTACATGTGATGGAACTCGACGATCAATTTGAATTTAGTCATCTACTTCTAAATGAAAGAAAATGTAGAGTTTGTGGACAGACTAAGGGATTGATTGATGGGTTCTATCGAACTCATAGAGACCGAGGAACAGTTGCTTCTTCATATTCTTATGAATGTAAAGAATGCACGATAGAAAGAATTATCAATAACAGACAGAAAAGGAAAAAGACTCAAAAAGAAGACCTAATGTGGGAATACCCAGACTGGTAGTGTTCACCCGCAATTTCCCCTGCGAAAAAAACTATTTAATAAATAGTTTTAGTTAATTTTAAGGTCTCGGAGAAAAACGAATGGCTACTCCACAATTGTCTCCTGGTGTAAGAATTAGAGAGGTTGATTTAACGGTAGGGAGAGCTGATAATGTAAACCCAGTAGTAGGCGGTATTGCTGGTCCTTTTGAAAGAGGTCCTATCGAAGTTCCTCAACTGATTGAGAATGAAGCAGATCTTCTCAATACTTTTGGTGAACCATATAGCACCGATTCACATTACGAATATTGGATGACTGCATCATCATATCTTGCATATGGTGGTACTCTTAGAGTTGTTCGTACAGACGATGCTGATCTCAGAAACGCAAATGCTGGCGTAGGTATCGCTTCAACAACTACGCTGAAAATCAAAAACTACGACGATTACACCGAGTCATACTCAACAGCAACAAACTTCTATTATGCTGCTAAGGATCCTGGTTCCTGGGCAAACGATTTGAAAGTATGTCAGATTGATGACCAAGCAGACCAGATCATTGGTATCACTACCACAAGTGTTAGCAATACTGGTGCTAAAATTGGATTAGGTGTTACCGTTCCAGTTAACGCTGTTCTTGCTGGAAGTGGTTCGACTAGCGTTTTCTCTGGTTACGTCAAGGGAATTATCACTGGTGTTACCACTGACACTACAAACGGTAATAGCACAATTGATGTTAAGATTACTGGTCGTGTTTCTGCTGCTGGAACCGAGACTCAAATCACTTATGCAGAAGGAAATACAACAGCATCCATTCCTGTTGGCGCAACCTTAACATTCATGAATGCTGCTGGTGTTGGTACTGATGGTGGAACAGGAACAGGTGTAGGTGCATTCACTGCTGCAACTTCTGTTGATTGGTACGATCAGCAAACACTTGGTTTAACAAACAGCACAATCTTCTGGAAGACTCTTGCACCAAAACCAGTATCTAATGCATATTCATTAGATAGAAATGGCAAGAATGATGCTCTTCACGTTGTCCTTGTCGATGACAGTGGAAGCATCACTGGAAACCAGGGAACAATTCTTGAAAAGCATCTCTTCCTTTCAAAAGCAAAGGATGCTGTTTCAAGCGTCAATTCCCCACAAAGAATCTACTACAAGAATTACATTGCAGACAATTCTGAGTATCTCTTTGCAGGAACTAGCCCTTCCACCGCAGTTGATACTTTCCATGGAACAGTCCCAGCTGCAACTGGATTCTCCACAAACTTTGTTGCAAACACCCTCGCATCTGGTGCATGGGGATCGGGAGCACAAGGAACTACCTTCACTTCTGTTGGTAACGTTACTTACTCACTGCTTGGCGGTAAGAACTATGATGGCGATGTCGATCTCGCATCACAGGGAGCACTGACTGCAACTCTTGGAGCACTTTCAACTGCTTATGATAAGTTCC